ACGCCGCTGGCCGCCACCACGCTCGTCACATTGTCGTCGTGCGTGTAGACCCAGGCCAGCAGCGTGTCGCCGACATTGGCGTTAATCGAGAGCACCACCGTCGTCGCGTCGGCCCCGCCACTCTTTTTCTCGGCCGAGACAACGGTGATGTCGCCTGGCGGCGAGCTGTTCGTCGCGGTCGTGATGAGGCCGCGGCCCGGCGCCCGGTCGCAGAACCATGCGGAGGTGAGGGCGACCATCAGGCGTCCTCGAATAGCGGGCGCAGTACCTCGATCGAGCCGTTTGCCAGCGACGTGTCCGAGGTCGCGACGTAGAGCAGGTCGCTCAACCCGTCATCATTCGGCAGCACCGCCATGCTCGACACCGGCCGCACCAGCGCACCGGCATAGCTGCCGCCGATCACTTGCCGATGCCACCCCTCGAACACCGGAGCCTCGGTCACGAAACGGCTGACCCGGCGATAGGTGCAGCCGGCCAGCGTGCCGTTGCCCATCCGCGCCCAGACGATCGGGGCCTTTTCCTCCTGATAGCAGATCTCGGTGACACCCGCCGCCGTGATGTGCTTGGTGTGCTCGTTGAGGTGCCGCCCGGTGTATTTGCCCGAGAAGGCATCCGCCAGGTACTCGATCACCCGCTGCCCGTAGCGCTGCACGAACACGAGCACCATGCCGACGCGCACCGGCTCGGCGAAGGCGCAGCCGTACTTCGTCACCTTGTCGGCCGAGACGCTGGTGGGCGTGAAGGGGTCGTTGAGGGTCGAGGCCGAGAGCAGCCATTCGCCCGAGATCGTCCCCATCAGGATGCCCTGGCGATCCGATTTGAGCCAGAGGATTTTGTTCATTTCCTCCGAATTGAGGACGCGCGAGATCGCGTGCGCGTCCGTCACGGTCCCCACCGGATCGGTCGGCGAGAAATTGTTGAAGTCGTTGGCCGAGCTGCCGTCGACGCGGTTCTCGACGGCCCCGGCGAGCCAGAGCCTCCCGCCGTGATAGACGCCGCAGGTCGGATATTGCCCGCTGGTGTAGACGCCGAGCCGCCAAGTCGTGACCGTCGTGCCGTTCGTGCTTTCCATGTCGGTCGAGAGCGCTACGGTGCACGTAGTCGTCGCCTGTGCCGTAATATAGCCCCATGCCCAGACGCCGGCGTTCGGCGCCGGAGCCCACACCATGACCTGCTGCGTACCCGATGTCGCCATCGTGCCCGGCGGCACACCGACGTTGAGGGTCGCGTAGGAGCCCGTGGCTATCGACTGCCAGAACTCGCTCTGATAGGTCACGGTGTCGCCGTAGGCGTAGGTCGTGCCGCTGTTCCAGGCCGGCGGCTGCGAATAGAGCCGGATGCCGCGGCCGACATCGGTGGCGCTGAACGTGCTCGAGGCCGGGGTGAAGGTGATCGAGCCGGTGAAGGCGTTGACGGTCCCGGTATCGGGCTGCGGGTCGAGATAGGGGCCGTCCTCAAGCACGAGCGTCGCGAGGCTCAAGGCTCCTGCGTCCGTCACGGCAAACTGGTAGGGCTGCGCGGAGGCCGAGAGAATGATGGCATCAGTCACGCCGACATCGACCGCCTGCACGATCCGCAGGTCGGCCAGCGTCGTCGTCCCCGTCCACGGCGTCGTCATCCGCATGATCTGGTAGAGCACGCATGTCGCCAGTGCGTTCGCGCTGCTGGCCACGCCCGCGCCGAACGCCGCGCCGGTCTCGTCGCCCACGGTGATGTCGCTGCCCGAGATCGCCGTCACCTGCATGACCCGGTTGCGGAACGGGCAGATCGCCGCATAGTCGAGCGTCGAGGGAGCCCACAGCATCACATCGTCGCCCACGACGAACCCGGTCGCGCTCGTAACCGTCAGCGTCAGGAATTGCCCCGAGAGCGAGGATGCCGAGACGGGTGGGTGATTGATCGTAAAGAGCGGCGAGGTGCCGGCGAACACCCGCAGTTGCAGGTCGGTGAGTTCCAGCAGATACGATGTCGCGCTCGAGCAGAACGGCAGCAGCTTGGCGACCAGGCGGTTGCGTGTCGGGGCGACGAACTCAAACCCCGAGCGCCGGGTCCATGCGCCCTCCTCGGTCGGGAGACCGTTGACGCAGACGTTCATCGCCTGCTTGTAGGCCGGGTCATCGCTGCGCCCCTGCGACAGCGGCGACCATTCCCCGCCGAGGAAGGCCGATTGATGATACGCCGACCGTGCCATAGTTACATCCTGGCGAGGATGTAGGAGTCGATCCGGGGATCGTCGCTGCCGATCAGGATCGAGTTCGCCGCTCGCGCCGCGCTCATCTCCGTGCGGTAATGCCCCGAGGCATTGCTGACGCTGGCGGCGACGTTCGCCTGGTCGCAAACGATGGTCGCTACCTCCATCGCAATCCGCGCGGCCAGCGCCTCGGCGAACATCTGATCGAATTTGTCTACGTCGATCACGTCGGCGACGAAGCGGATCAGCAGCGGGGCGCCCTGCCGGGTCGTGACGTAATCGCCCTCGAAGGTCCAATCCTCGGGCATGATCCCCGCCGGCACCCCGAGCCAATAGCTGTGCCCGGCCATCGGGTCGGTCGGGGCTTTTCGCAGGAAGCCGTGCGGCAGCCGATAGACGCTGCGGGTCGCGGCAGTCCCGGGCCCGGCACTGAACCCGGTGCCTGCCACCGAGCCGAACGACCCGGTGTTCATGTCGCTGGGGCCGGCATCGAGCGGGTAGAGAATGTCGAGCGGCGCGACCGTGCCGCCCTGCGCCGTCCACTTCCCCGAGGGCGGGACATCGGAATTGCTCGACACGAGCGAGGAATACACCGTGGCATCGAGGACGGTAATCTCGCCCGCGAAGTATCCCACCGAGGACACGGCGGCGGCGAGCGGGAGGCGGCGGCCGAGCACCATCCCGCTCGTCGGCTCCGTCCATGTGTTGCCGAGCGTGATCGCCCCCGTGCCGGTCTGCAGCGTCTCCTCGCCGGTCGTGGTGGCGATATAGACGTGGTACTTGGTCGCCCCGGTCGCCGCGATCGGCGAGGTGACGGTGAGCACGCTGTTCGCCGCGACCGCTTGGGTGCTTTCGGCGCTCGCCAGGGTCTCGCCGCTCGTCGTGATGTATGTGACCTTGACGTAATAGGTCCGCGCGGCGAGCGCGCCGGCGACGCTCGTGCCGGTCGTCGGCGCGGCGGGCGGGTCAACATCCTCGGTCACGAACGGGTCGCACGTCAGCGGCCCGAAATAGCGATGCCAGGAGGTCGAGAGGTCCGGGGCCGTGTTGCTGGCCGAGCCGGTGATCGCGCGGTCGGCCTGCCACAGATAGGGCAGAGGGTTGGCGCCGAACTCGGATATGTTGAGCCCGGCCGGGGTGTAGTTGACGACGGCGCCGGCCGCGTAAGTCGTGGTCGCGGCCCAAGCCGCCGGGGCCCATATCACGGTTGACGTATCGACCGGGCGCAGCACGGCGCGGCGGATCGCGAACCGCCATACATTCCGGCGCAGCTCCGCGTCGCGCACCTTGTCATAGGTGAAGGCGATCTCGCGCGCCGCCTTTGTGGTGTCGCCCATCGAGTAGATGCGCTCGACGCCGATCAAATGCTGGATCGCCCGGTTGGCGATGTCGAGGTCGATCTGATACGCCATCGCCTACCTGCCTTGCGCCGCGGCCGGCGCCGGAGCCGAACCACTCTTTTTTGCCTCGTAAGCCTCCTCTTGAGGCTCGTCGTTGCCGGTTTCGATCCAGTTGACGAGGCGCGCGTCCGACATGAACGTGGCGTAGGCCGAGGTCGCGGCGGCGAGCTTCTGCGGGCTCTGGTTCAGCCGCTCGCAAAGCTCCATCGCGATCCGCGCGGCCAACCCCTCGCAAAACAACGGGTCCATCGACAGCACATCGCTCACGTCGGCGACGAAGCGCAGTAGGATCGGCCCCGCATCGTTGGTGATGAGGAAATTGCCCTCGAACTGGTAATCCGTGTAGGGGATGCTGGCCGACGTAATCGGCTGGGCGCTGGTCTCGGTGTAGGGGTCGGGCGGCAGCATCCGCAGA